AGTTTCATCATTATTTTTCGTTTTTTGTGTTCTTCAACCCGTAGTTGTCTTTCGCCCAACCAGCACCCTTCAGGCTGAAGTTGGTCGCACAGATCTTACGGGTCATCTCAGAAAGGCACTGCAAGCAACTGGGGCTTGGATCCCCAAATGCTTGCAGTACTTCTTTCTTTGCGCCGCAGTCTTCACATACGTATTGGTACAGCGGCATCGTATTTAGTCGCTGAACACAACAGGTTCAGGATCAGGCTCTTTCGATGCCACTGATTCGGTCGCGATTGTTGCAGAGGCCGATGACTTTTCAACAAGTGCATTAACCAGAGACTCAATCATTCCAGCCAAGTGTGAGTCGTCCGTCTTGCGGCTCGTCAATGCATCAATGACTTCTTGTGGAATAGGATTGGTTTGTACATTCACAGTTGTTTGAACTGGAGCACCATTCCGGTATTGAAGATCTTCATTGTTGTCAGCATCGACAAACTTAACGACGATGAAAAGTCGTTCAATCTTCGAAGAGTCATGGTCAATCTTTGTCTCGAAGTCCATGACCATCCACTCGCCATTTGGCTGACTGTTGCGAATGGTTTTCTTCATTCCGGCGATTGTCGCGTTGATCATGTTGGCCCATGTGGGCTCAGTCAGATTGCCTTGAAGGTTGTGAAGCGGCCACGAAGTGTCTGCCAACCGTGTTCGGTAATCCGAAAAGCTTGAACTTTTGGATTTGGGCAACTGTTGTTCACCAATGACTTCATTGACTACACGCAACAGAACCGATGTCTGGTTGATCATTGGGCTCTTGTCATCGTCAGACGATGGCCGTGCCCGTTCTCCAAATGGATTTTTTGCTTGTTTAGATTCTTCAAAAAGGCTCATTACGTTCTCCTTTACTTTCTTGAACGATTTGTTTTTTTACTTTCAACTCTCAGGTTTTTCTTTGAGTTGTTTTCTGGATTTCCATCTTTGTGGTGAACGTCTTTACCATCACCTTTTTTGACTCGTTTCAACATTGACATGATTCGACGAGCCCTGTTCCGTCCGGCTCGTCTCTTTTTTTGATCCGGTTTGCTGTGGTATTCCCGGTATTCCTTTTTGTAGTCACGAGCCATTCGGTTGTCCTAATCTTGAAGCAGTGATTCTTCTTTTTCCTTAACCTCTACAAGCTCATCGAGTTGTTCAGTCAAAAGGTTCATGGAGTTCATTTCGGGAACATCGTCCATTTTAACAACGTTCAAGTCTTCAGCCGGCGCATCCTGTTTGCCATCATGATCATACGCACTCGATGTAGTATCGTCCATAGCTACGATGCCGCGAGCAAAAGCGTACCGGAGTCCGGTCTTCAACGCCATCTCGATTGGCCACTGGCCCCACGGAGATTGATTCTTGTTTCTCTTGTATGCGTCGGAGTTGGCTCGACGCTTCTCGATGTCAGCCTTGCGAATGACCACAAAGTCTTTTGTTCCATCTTTGTAGTGAGCAACAACGTAGACCGCAGTAAGTGTGTCCCAAGACTGCTGTGCGCTGAGGTCTGGTACGTGTTCCAGGCTTGGCTCAGTTCCCTCGATTACATGAAATGTATCGCTTTCAAACACGGCCTTGGTCCTGAGTCGAACTCCGTTTCGTGCGGCCAGCTTTGAAAACCCCCGGTGAGACACCTGCCACTGAAGAGTTTTTCCCCTTGGCAGAAGGTACACATCTGGGAGCGGACCACCGGGCATTAGGCCAGTCATTGCAGACAAGGCCACGGCTTGCGCCACTGATACTGGGTCACAGCTATACAGGCGATCGTTGGTTTGTGCTGCTTGCCGGAAGGCCAAGGCAACTCGACCTGCGGCTTTCGCGCCTTCTTCTGTGCCTGCCATGGCTTGAAGGAAGTCGGATGCTTTCGACTCCACAACATTTCTGAATTGATGTGCTGGATGTAGTGCGTTGCTCATTTGGTTTGTCCTGTGTAGTTGAACCTGAATGTTCGTGTTGGGTCGCCTTCAATCAAATATTTTTTGGCGAGTTCGGGGTGATCAGACTCGAACGATGAACGATCGAACCGAGTCCTTGGTTTGCTCTGAGACCATGTTGCGACACCGGAGATTCCATACGCGGTGCCGATTTGTTCTTTGATTTTATTTTCAAACTCTTTCTTTTGTTTTTCGAGGTCGGCCAACAAGGATCTGGTTTGCTTTAGGTCTTCTGCCAACTGGAGTTGATCCTCTGACGGTTCAATGAACGTTTTGGATTCCTGCTCAAAAAGCTTTGCCAGAGACTTTGAACACGCAGTCGATCCGTCAATCTCTGGAGGCTTGCCTCCACGAATGTGCTTGTCGTACCAATCTCGAACGTAGTCCAAGATTTTCGACTCTACGTCTGCATCTCGGTAAATGTTGAACGATCGGTATTCGTCTGACATGGTGGCGAACGCAGCAAGGTCGCATCGATCATCGTCAGTGACTGCCATCTGCCAAATGCATTGAGCCGCGTAGTAGGGCGGGACATTGTTTGTGCCGGCGAGACCCCACCTGTAATCAAACTTTCGAGTGGACTTAATCTCCAGCAACCACTTCCCAGAATCAGACTTGACGAAGAAGTCGGGTCGAGCATGCATCCATGGCTCTGGCCCAATGATTGGCTTGGCCTCGTACTCTGGTCCTTTTTTGATTTCAACGTTGTTCAGGTGGGCGTAGTGCGCTCCGATTGCCGGTTCGAGGATGTGGCCTCTTTGCGTTGCCGCTGAAGATGAGCTTCCGCTCAGGCCGTGGGCTCTTGCCCATACATCCCAAGGGCTGCTCCATGGAGACAATCCTAAGATTGCTCCGATGCTGCTGCTGCCAATGGTCGGTAGATTTTCGTTCATGGTTGGTTTTTTCCTGTGTTTGACTGTAGGGTATCACAGTGTGATGCATATAACATCACTCAAATCGGACATTTTCTGACTGGATTTATTTATGGACATTCGATCGTATCGAGAGACTCAACCCTCATTCAACAGCCGATTCGGGTTTTGCAAGTGGATCAACGAAACACTCATGCAGAATGGACTAAGCATCTCTGTTCCGTACTTGCGTGACTTGGAATCAGGCAGGTCGATACCGTCCCTGCGCCTTGCTTTGGCCGTGGAAGACTTCACCAAGAAACAGGTGACGGTTCGAGATTGGGTCGGGCTCTCTCGCAGGTGATTTACGCTTCTGCTGGTTCAGAAGTTTTGAGCACGTACATCATGCTCGCGAACATCTGAGCGAGTTCAAACTCGTTGAGGAGCATTCGATTTAGCTCCGAGGAGCTTTCGGCTTCGCAAACAAACTCGTCATCGTCATCGTGAATCGCGAATCCATTCTTTGTTTCGATCATCGACCAGCCATTCGGTAGGCGTTTGAGTACGTCAACCATCTTATTCGCATCCAAGTTTTGTGTAGAGCTTTTGTCGTTTGCGAGCGAGTCCACGCATTGCTCCACTATCGTCGATGCAATCAATAACAATCGGATCCTTCTTCTCCGGGTGGGGCCGCATGACCCTGCCGATGCGCTGCTGTATTCGACCGAGAGCTTTTGTCGGAGTCGTGAGCACAACAGTGTCGAGTGACGGTAAATCGAGGCCTTCATCTGCGACTGTTGTGGCACATAGGACTTGAATCTGTCGATCAACTGCACGCTGTAATACCTCTGCTCTTTGCTTTTTTGTCATCCGACCGACCAATGGTTCGGCAACTATTTGATGTGACTTCAATGATTCTGCAATCCATGTGCAGTGATCCACTCGATCAGACAACACAAGGATTTGTCGCCCTTCAGCACAGGCATCCAAAATGCGATCAAGGATACGATTATTTCTGTCGTTGTCATTTACCATTCTTGTGATCAGTTTTGGCCAATCGATGTGCTGATTTGGTCCACCGTATTCAGTGAAAAACCATTCGATTCTGGGAGCTACGACATGCCCCGAGGCAGTCAATTCTGCATTGGTAATCTCGTAAACAGCAGGCCCAAAGTGCCACCAGAGAATGGATGTCAAACCATCGGGTCGATTCGGAGTCGCGGTCAACCCAAGTCGGTATCTTGCTGGCATGCAGAACATGACTGAGCAGAAGGTGTGGGCTGGGACGTGGTGTGCTTCGTCAACAATGCATAGTCCAAACTGTCGTCCAAACTCGTATCGATCGGTGAACGACATGCGTTCAAGTGTCTGGAAAGTCGCAACGACAATCCGTCCAGAGTCGTCTTTCTTGCCCGCGCCATATTGAGTTGCCTTTGAGTTGAGCATCGTTTGAATGCGGTTCATCCACTGTACTGCAAGGTCGTTGGTGTGAACGAGCACGAGTGCTTTCGTGTCGAACTGCGCCATTGCCGAAACGCCGATTGCTGTTTTGCCGGCACCGCATGGAGCTATGACGACTCCTTCTCCAGAGTTTGTCACCCACTCTTGCAGAGCTTTCCGCTGGTAGTCACGCAACTCAAAGGCTGCATCGAGTTTTACAGGCTCGGCATCTGGCATGGTCCTGACATCAACCATTTGACCAAGGTTCATTTGAGAAGCCGCTTTGCGCGGAACCGCCAAGCCTCCACCCCAAGGATGATCGAATGGAATCCGATGGCAAGCGTTGATGTGGGGGTCAGGAATGGGGACATACTTGCCTCTTTTCCTCATGCCCATCGCCATGCTGTATTCAGGGTTTTGAATCTTAAATCGGCTCAGGGCCTGCTCTTCATTATTGTTTCCGGGTGCAAGAAATACTCCTCCACCCAATGCTACAAGTGACATTATGCCTCCTTACTTTTAATCTCTATTACTTCACTTTTAGTCCAGACATATTTTCTTTTGCCTGTAAACATTACTCGTTTCTTTTCATAGCTTAGCTCTCGGAGTATCTCCGAGATTCTCATTTCGTCTCTTCTGTTCATCCGCGCTCTTTCAATCTTCAAGCCATCTTCCATGACCATTGTCATCGTTACGTACCCGTGCTGAAGCAGCAGGTAGTTGGTGATTGGCTCAATCCATGGGTCATCTTGACGGTAGATTTTGCTTGAGTCGTGCCGCTTGATGTCCATCTCTTTGTCGAGATACCAAGTCTCACCTGCCTTGAAGGCAACGATGGCCTCGGCCCACAACTGGTCTTTGTTTTCATGAACCCAGTGCAGGTTCACTTCGTTCGTCTTGATGGGCCAGTACCGGCGAGATCCCGTCATGTCATTGATGAACTGAGCCTCGTTGGTCGTACCCGCAAAGACGACGTGTCGTTTGATCGTAATCGCATGACGACCGTATGCTGGGCGGAAGTTGTCCTCTTGCGCGCTCAGGAACGCCTTGGTTGCACTGTTGGCTGACCGTCGCACAGAGTCCAACTCCGCTACTTCGTAGATCCAAGCGCGAGCAATCTGGCTGTACGAGTTTGCAGAGCCGATGTCGAGCGGGGTGTCGG